ATACTGGAAATTTTAATAAAAGAGGTACAAATAAATTAAAAATTGAATATGCTTATTCAAATCCTATTATATCCCCTTTAAATTTGATGTTTGAAGAAAATGATTTATTATTTATTAGTAGTAATTTACATAGTAATGACGATAATGGTAATTATAAATCCACAAATATTAAATGTTGCCTTAATAATTCTGAAATAGGAATAGTTAAGAAAAAATGTGATTTAAGTGGAGATAATAAAGATTGCATAGAAGTTGAATTAAAAAATGAATTAATTAATGATCATAACCCTGATAACGATTCAATAAATAATGGAAGAGAATTAGTAATAGCAAGATATAAATACGGAGAAATATATGAAGAAGGTATTCATACTAAAAATTTATTTGAAGATTATTCTGATATCAGTAATAATAATAGATTTATTTGGAATTCGGATGATCATTATATTCATTATACTGATGGAGGATATAAAAGTTACTATGATCCAATACAATATCCTTATCTTGTAAAAATAAAGAGATATATTGATTCACAAAATGAATCTTCTATTGATTCACAAAATGAATCTTCTATTGATTATTCTTTAGATAAATATTTGGCTGTAGGAGATACAATTTGTTTTGATTGGGGTACACAAAGGTATATTGATTATATAAATACTGATGAAAGATTACCTCCTTTTGATATAGTCCCTACTGAATGTATTGATACAAATAATAATACTGTATGTGATAGTTATAAAAAGGAAATGAAAGGAGATTTAAGGCTTATGTATACTCAACAATTTAACAGAATTTTAAAGAAAAGTCTTGTAAATAAAGATAGTCAAGGCGAATATATAATGATTATGTTAGAAAAAAGACCTTATATACATTATTCTGCAAATACTCCTTTTATGATATTAAAACAAACTCATAGAAATAGTGTACATAGCAATAACAATAAACAAAATAATATTAATTTTAATTCTATTAGTACACAACCATTTACTTACAATAATGAATTATATACGAAAGTATTTTATCAAGGTGATAAACCTATAACTACAACCTTTAATTGTTATAATTGGAAATTTAATCAAAAATATTTATCGTTTAATGAAATCGATAAAAAATATAGATATGAATATAAACATCGTCTCTATCCTAATATGGAAAATTTTGATGCAGATAGTGATTTATTTTCATACAAAAAATATGAAAATGATGATATACAGAATGACTTAAAAGCAGGTTGTAAAATGTTCAATAATAATTTAAAAAAACATATAGATTCAATGAAAGGTATAGATATTCCTTTTATTCCTATTCCTAATATCACTAATAAATCATATTACGACAATTTAAAACGTCATACTAATGATAATTTTGTAATTGAAACAATTACAACCGGTCCAATAAAAGATATTAATTTAGAAACGGAACCTATTGTTATTGAAGATTTCAATAATTTGGTTGAAAATAAGCATGTTTTACCTATTTTAGGTCAAAATTATAATTATTCAGAATTATTTGAAAAATATAATAATACTAATAGTATTGAATCATCTGAAATATTAGATCAATTATTAGAAAATTATAAAACAGGAAAAAATAATATTTTTTGGGAAGATTATGTAGATACTAAATACATTAAAAATAATAAATTTGAAAATATTAATTTTAGAAATCAAATGTTATATACATATGAAGATGTTTTTAATAGTGAATATTTTTATGTTTTTCTTGAGTCTATATTATATGATGAAATTTATCAATATAGTAATACTTCATTTGATAACTTATCAGAAAATCTTTATAATTTATTAGATAAAGCTGATATAAAGCAATATGATTATACTCCTGTCTTATATAATTATGTCATTGTCAAAGGAATGTATATTGGATATGGGGGTTACATATCTGAAAAAAATATTGATGAAACAAATATAATAAATAATTCTGATGGTTGGAAAGTAATCTCTGTAATAAATCAAAATAGTCCTACTCAACCAAATCGAATTATAATTGATGTTGATAAATCTTTACTCAATTTTAATATTGATGAAAGTAATATTTATAAAAATAAGATTTTTTCAAAATTTAATAATTCACTACAAAAACTTCCTACAGGTGTTTTTAATTATGATATATTATTAGACAATCTTCAAACCGATATTTTTAATAATACAAGAGAGATAGGTAATAGTGGTACTATATTTATGCAGAAACTATCAGCACCATTGAATCTAATTGGGAATAATTATATATATTTATGTATTCCTGAATTTGAAGGTCAAATGGAAACAAGTTCTACAAAGATTATAAATAATGCTTTTGCTAAAATTCTACTTCCAGGTGAATCTAATCAAACATTATATAATACATTTACATCTGGAACTAAAATATTTTATCAAGAAACTCTTAATACTTTAGATTCTATTGAAGTTTGTTTTCTTACAGATGATAAATTTTTGTTTGATTTTAATGGTTTAGAGCATTCATTTAGCATTGAAATTTATGAAATAGTTGATTATGTTTGAAATTAAATATATTATTTTCTATAAATAATTCACTACTTAAAATTAAATTCATATTATTTATTCATATAATATAAATTATATGAATAAATCTATTCTTGATTATACTAAAAATGCTAAACAAAATCTATCAAAAGTATTTAACAATAAATCTGATAATTTACATGTCAACAATAAAAATATTATCTCATTTACAGAGGAAGATTTAGATAATGAAGAAAATAAAAATTTTAATTCATTTCAAAGTAATTCATACAATAGTGAAATTAATGATTTATTTGATAATAATTTGTTTGATGGTAATCTAGATATTCAAGGAACACTTACTGTTAAAAAAATTAAAGTTCAAGATTTATCTGCATCTAATATATCCGGTCCTATTATTAATGAAGTCGCTAATATTGTTAGTGAATTTATTTTAGAAAATTCTCAAAATATGAATCAATTTATTACTAATACATTTATAAATAACACTGATTCTGGTACTAATGAAACAAATATTATTACATCAACCCAATCGTCAGGTTCGGGATCTATATCAACTGATTCTATTATTATGAGTAAAACTAATTTTAATAGTATAATAGCACTTAAAAATCAAGCAAATTTATCAATATCAGAACAAGGTACTGGATTATTTTCTGAAAATATTAATGGTACAATAGCAACTGATTATATTAGAAATTTATTACCATCTGAAAAAAACAATAATGATGAACGGTTTTTTCTTGCTGATCTTGCTGGTAATGCTCGTATTTGTGTATCCGCATATCCTGAAAATCAAAATGGCAATATTGTAATTGAATCGGTAGGGACTTTTGATATTAAATCTGAAAGTTCTTTTCCTAATTCTATTTCAATTAATTCTGTAAGAGGTGGTATTTTATTAAAATCAAATAGTTCAAGTCCTAACTCTATATCTATTACATCTAATAATGGGGGAGTAAGCATTACTGCTGGTACTAATAAACCAATAAAATTAAAAGATAATTTAGATGATAATTATATAATTATTGATAATGATACAAATAATAAACAGATTCGATTATATACAGAAGGTATCTCCTCAGAGTCTATAAAATTAGAAAGTACTAATGGTGGATTTTTAATAGACGGCGCAAGTAATTCAGAAATTAAGGTTGGAGATGAGAATGGTATTTCTGAATATACTCTAGATATTAAAACTGTTGGCTCCAATTCTTTATTAAATATTGATTCGGGGGGAGAATTATCTATAAGTGCCGCAGAGAAAATACAAATCGGACCTCAAGGATATAAAAATGCTATTTCTATAGATGCTAATGGGTTTGTTATATTTGCAGAATCTCCTACTATGCCCGGTATTATATTTAGAAAAGTTGGAGCTGATTCTAAAATTACTCATTCCGCAAGTGCGGAGCTAGGCAAATTTATAATAGAACAAAATTCTAATGATAACCTTAATACATCTATAGTTATAAGAGGAGATGGTACTGGTGATGATGCTATTTGTATTAAAACTAAAACCAATAATATTACAAATGATGATGGTACTAAAACCCACAATGGTGGAATTATTATTGATTCCGCTGGAGAATTATGCATTAATGCTGGTGATACAATAAAAATTGGAAAAATAGAAGCTCAAGGAGTCGACGATAGAAGTGCTATTTCTATCGATGCTAAAGGGTTTGTTACATTTGCAGAATCTCCTACTATGCCTGGTATTATATTTACTAAAGTTGGAGCTGATTCTAAAATTACTCATTCAGCAAGTGCACATGAAGGCAAATTTTTTATACAACAACAATCTAATAATTACGATGATACATCTATTGTTATAAAAGGAGATGGTACTGGTAATGATGCTATTTCTATCAAAACTGAAACTAATAATGGTGGAATTATAATAGATTCCGCAGGAGAAATGTGTATTAATGCAGCTAGTACAATAAAAATTGGAAAAATAGCAACTGAAGTAGTAGGCCAATTTGAAAATGCTATTTCTATAGATACTTTTGGTGTTACTACATTTTTAAGAGCTCCTATAATGCCAGGACTTAAATTTTCTAACGAAAATAATGATCCCATCATTCTCAATGAAGCATCAGAAATTGGTGAAAAATTTACAATTAAACAAGATTCAAATAATAAAACAAATACATCTCTCGTTATTGAAGGCGATGGCTCTCCAAAAGGTATCATTATTAGAACTTTAGAAAATAAATATGACATTTCTAGATTAAGTAGTATTTGTATTGATTCATATCATAATCTAGATTTAAATGCATTGGGAGTAATAAATATTGGAAATGATGATGTAGATAAAAATATTAATATCGGAACTAGTGGTTCTAGAACAATATATATGGGTAATTCAGTATCTAAATCTACATCCGTAAATATAGATTGTATAGATATGGTAATAAAAGGTAACCTAATTGTTCAAGGAAGTACAACTACAGTAAAATCTGAAAATACTTTGATTACTGATCCTATTATAGTCCTTAACAATGGAGTAGATAATGAACAAAATATAAATGATTCTGGATTATTAATCAATAGGGGCAACAGTCTTAATGCTTATAATGTATTTATAGGTTGGGATGAAAGTCATAAAAAATTTTTGTTAGCAAATACTACTTCCGTACAAGATGATATTGAAATTTCAATTAAAAATTTAGAATCTTTACAAATTAGAGAAATTCATAGTAGATCTGAAAAATTTGAAATTACAAATACACATAATGGAATCGAAGCAATTATTTTAAAAACTACTGCCATAAAGTCCGGTATTCAAATTATCAGTGAAACTGGAGGTATTACACAAAACACATCTGGAGAGATAAAATTTATTGCTACAAATAAAATAAAATTAATATCAAACACAGATAAATTAGATTTAAATGGAAATCAAGGTGTAGTTATAGATGGTAATTCTTCTAAAATAGAAGTTAGGACTACTGGAATATTACATATAGATGTTGACCAATTAAATATTGACACAAGTGGAAATTGCCTGATTTCTTCCGCAAACGCTACTAATATTATTTGTGGTACTAATTCTTTATTCAAAACTACTACTGGCGCACTTACCATTGATGGTGGAACCGGAATTATACTGAAGGGTAATTCTAGTAATATAGAGATTAATACATCAGGACTGTTGTATATCAATACCAACAAGGTAGATATTATTACTAATATTTTTACAGTTACTTCCAGTGTTCTAAAGTTAGAAGGAAATTCAGGAATCGATATTAATATGATCACAACTACACCTGATGATGACCATAAAAAGCTTAAGATAGAGGCTAGAAATGAGGCTGTTAACACTGACGGAGTTCCAAATACTGCTAATATTAGATAGTGG